CTTTCAGAATGAATCGGCGGATGACCTCAACGCGTCGGATTCTATTCCATCCCGAATCCAAGGCCAAACAGAATCAAACGGCGATCAGTGGCAATGTTGCCCTTCAACCGGAAACTGGTTTGGCAAACAGGCCGGGACCAGCCGGTTCCGGATAGGTGTCGAGAAATCCGCTTCCCACCACCTATCTCAAAACGAGACGACGCGTAGAACCAAGCGGAGCCATTCCGGCGGTGCTGTCGTCATCGGATTGGAAATGCTCTTACACATCCAGGCAGGTATGTTGTCTTGCTGACCGATGAGGTGGGGTTGCGCAGCTCTTCTGCCTGTTCTCGGTACAATTCGATAAGACCAAAGCTGCACATGCCATTTTTCATCCAATCCAGCGCTTGCGAAGTTGAATCTACTTGATCGTCATATTTGCCTCTCGGGAAGCTAGACATCTCGTGGAGGTATTCCGCCATCCAATGCGCTTCGTCGGGAATATGGACAAAGCCATTTTCAATGGTGCTGGTGACCGAATGCATGCGCATAATCTTTTCTACTTTAGGTTCGTAGCGAGTCGCGCCGTGTACACCGTCGGCTCGCAGATCTTGAATGAGTTGGGTTCCCGAGGCTTTATCCTCGATTAGGATAGTCTTTGCCTTATGCGTTGCAGCTTGCTGCTTCACGGCACGTCTCAAGTCTGGGTAGTCCAAGCGTTGACGAAATACATGCAGCAGGTAGAGATGGTCTTTCCGAAGCCCCCAGGTCGTGCAAACACTGTAGTCGCTTAGCTCCGTGCTTTTGTTGGCAGTGTCCCAGCTCTGAAACACCAGCTCAAATTCCTCAGGAAGCTCATTCGGTTTGTACTTTTTAAACCACGACATCTTGACCATGCCGCCACCCAAAGGCGAAGGAGACTGCTGGTATTGGCCAGCGAAATTGTATTCGCCTTGAATCTCACGGGTGCGACTGAGTGTTTCGAGCGACTCACGTTCCGGATGTAAGGCTTCGCCTCGCCGTCTCGTGAACGTCCGCTGACCGAACAGAGTACAGATGGTGTAGCTTTCATCTCGTTCTGCGATTGCCGGAAACGAGAGGACCTTCCACCCGCCATGTTTCAAAACATGACCAACCATATCGTCCTCATGAAGCCTCTGCATGATGAGAATAATGCAGCCGGTGTTCTTGTCGTTTAGACGGCTTATAAGCGTGTGGTCGAACCAATCGTTGGCAGATTTGCGTTGAGTCTCGGACAATGCCTCGTCCGGCTTCAGAGGATCATCAATAATGAACCAACCGGCACCTCGGCCCATCAGAACGCCACCCACGGAGGTCGACAAACGAAAGCCTGTCTCCGTCGTCATATAATCACTTAACGCAGGCTTCTTGGTGACAAGGCGGGTTGCGGGAAACAGTTCCCGATAGAAGTCCGAGAGAATCAACGACCGGCAATCTCCGGCCAGTTTGTCTGAGAGGTCTTGGGCATAGCTGGCGCAAATGATCCGAGAGGAAGGATCGTGTCCGAATAGATAGGCCGGAAACGCGATCGAGGCCATATGTGATTTTAGCGATCGTGGAGGAACATTAATAATGAGCCGCCGCAACTTGCCGGTCCGACACTGTTCGAGCGCTTCGGCAATGACCTCGATATGCCAGTTGTGAAGGTAATCTGTCTGGGGATTTAACTCATAAAAACTTCGTTCTACGAAAGCGGTGAAATCCATCCGCAACGCTACTTGAAATTCTGCCTTAGTCATTGTTGCCATTGTCTTCTCCTTTGTCGGGTTTCTGTAGCCTTTGAAGAAATCGGGCCATCACCTTCTGGTCGGTCTCGGAGAGACTGGACCTGTCAAGCTCTGGCGCGGTCTCAGCTTCGGCCGCTATGTAAAGGGGAGTGAGGTGGCGCGTTGCCAGCAGATCGCCGGACGCTGCCCTGTTGCCCAATTGCTTGAACATCGCTTCGAGCTTCGTAACGGTTTTGCGCACTCCGTTCTCGTTGATGACAACTTTCTCTTGGAGCGTTCGTTTCAGGATCGTCGCCCAACTGCGTGTTCCCTTGGGCCGGCCTCGTGGATTTCCGCTTACGCCTTTGCGAAATTGAGTGTGCCTAGGAGGTTTCCCGTATCCGACCTCTTCGCGCGAATGGTCGTCATTATCTGGCACGGGCCATCTCCTCTTCGCGTTGAGCGAAAGACTGATCTGTGACTTCATGAAAGACCTTTAGGCCGGTAAAGAGTTGCCACCTACGCACAATCGTGTCGACGTAACGAGGATCGAGCTCTATCCCGAAGCAGACTCGGCCCGTGCGCTCGGCAGCGATGACGGTCGTACCGCTGCCCAAGAACGCATCGAGGACAATGTTTCCGCGGGCCGTGCAATCCAGGATTGCATCGGCCACGAGTTCGACTGGTTTGATCGTGGGATGGAGATGGGACAACATCCCTTCTTCAGTGTTCCGAGACAAGGAGTTCGCGCGTCGGTAGTTCCAAACATTAGTGCGGTACCGACCGTATTGGCCTAATTGAATGTTATTTCGGTGGGGCTTTTTACCATTCTTGAAGATGAAAACGAACTCGTGCTGGCTTCGATAGAGCGATCCCTGTCCAGCATTCTCCTTCACCCAGACACATTATTTTTCAATTCTGAGTAGACGGACTGAGCAGCCGAAATTAATTCAGCTGAATGCCTCCAATCCATGCAGATGAACTGCAAAGCTCCGTCTACGCTATTGCGGGCCACTTGAGCCATGAATTGGTTCAAGAACCCGGTGAATTCCCAAGAGCTCATTTCGCCCGACGCAACCGGAAATTCGGGATGGTGGATTCTCCCGAACCCTGCCACGTAGCCGTCAATCGGGTCGTTGTACGGAGGATCCGTAAAAACCATCTGGGCGCGCTGGCCCTTCGTCAGAACGGAATAGGCAGAGACGTCTCGCGCATCACCACAGAAGACTCGATGGCGATTCAAGACCCAGCAATCACCCGGCTTGGTGACTTGAGGTTTTGATTCCGAGTCCGGGATTACGTCAGCAGGGTCCTCGCGTTCCTCAGCAATCGGACCGAGGTTCTCAATGAATATATCGATCTCACTCATTTCGAAGCCGGTGACCTCCAAACTGAAATCCAGTTCTGCTTCTGAAAGGTTATTGAGCTCTTCACCGAGCAGTCGGTCGTCCCATTGAGCGTTTTCGGTAAGCCGGTTATCGGCAATCGTGAATGCACGAATCTGGTGTTCAGATAAATGCTCTAAGCGGATCGTCGGGACCTCGGATATCCCGAGAGCCTTGCAGGCAAGCACTCGGCCGTGGCCGGCAATGACTCTCAACTGGCTGTCGATCAGTACAGGAACATTGAAACCGAAGATTTTGATGCTATTTGCAATTTCACGAAGCTGCTTCTCCGAATGCGAACGGGGGTTTTGAGGATTGAGCTTGAGAGTCGTGACCGGAAGGTATTCGACCACAAGAATTCTTTTAGTCATGTCTTCTCCTCCTTTAACCTCGAAATAGTTCAAGAGTTTTTGTGCATATGGAAGAAGATTCTTGTGAACTCGGATGGATTGGTGAACCCGGACGAATATCCTGGGTGGGCCCTCTGGTGGGAAGCGGAGAGTGCTAGATACTTCTGCTTGACTGTTTGCCGTCCGCAAGGGGGAATGTGACGGTACTAGGAGAAGGTATCAGTGGACATACCTGGGGAGATCGGTCAGCTGCACGCGTTGTCGCGCAAACAGTTGCAGATTTTGTGGCAGAAGCTATATGGGCGAGCGCTTCCCCTTGGAATTCGCAGGGAAATAGTGATTCCGTTCCTGGCTTACAAAATCCAGGAGAGAGCACATGGAGGACTCAAGCCTTGGACGCGCTCAGAACTCCGTCGCATTGCTCGAGGGCTTGAAAGACGTGCTGGCTCCGCCGAGCCCGGAACTCAGCGCAGGATCAAGCCGGGAACCCGGCTGATTCGCCAGTGGCGTGGCGAAACGCACGAGGTTGCAGTCGGCGAATCAGGTTTCGAGTATCGTGGGGCTGGCTACCGCAGTCTCTCCGAGATTGCGCGCAAGATCACGGGCACGCGCTGGTCCGGCCCTGCCTTCTTCGGACTGAATGACGTCAAGGCTATTCAACCATCACAGCAATGACTGACAAACGTGTCCGGTGTGCCATCTATACCCGCAAGTCTTCTGAGGAAGGGCTGGATCAATCCTTTAACTCTCTTGAGGCTCAGCGAGAGGCTTGCTGCGCCTTCATCCTGAGCCAAAAACATGAAGGCTGGACTGCGGTGAATGCCCACTACGACGATGGAGGATTCTCCGGCGGAACAATGGAGCGTCCAGATCTCAGACGACTCTTGGACGACATTCTGGGCGGCAAAATCGATACGGTCGTGGTTTACAAGGTTGACCGCCTCACTCGCTCTCTGTCGGACTTTTCTAAGATCATCGAAGTATTCGACTCGAACGGCGTCAGCTTCGTTTCTGTCACCCAGCAATTCAACACGACTACTTCGATGGGCCGTCTCACCTTGAACGTATTGCTATCCTTCGCCCAGTTCGAGCGCGAAGTTACCGGTGAGAGGATTCGGGACAAAGTTGCGGCTTCCAAGAAGAAGGGGATGTGGATGGGAGGTGTCGTTCCTCAGGGCTACGATTGCGTGGACCGTCGCCTCGTCGTCAACCCAAAGGAAGCACGAACGATTCGTCGAATTTTCCAAGCATATTTACGCCTCGGTTGCGCGGCCAAGCTCAAAGATTACCTGGACTGTAAGGAAATCCGCAGCAAGGCGCGAATCAGTTCGGCTGGGCGAGCCTCGGGAGGTGCGCCATACTCGCGAGGTGCCCTCTACCATCTCCTAAACAATCGGGTCTACATAGGGGAGATCGTCCATCGAGGAAAGTCTCATCCAGGTCTGCACGAAGCAATCGTCCCGCGCGAGCTGTGGAACAAGGTAGCAGCGCGCCTTGCAGAAAATAACCAGGCCCGCCGTGTGGTGGCCTCTCTTTCCATGAGGAGTTTGCTCACCGGCAAACTGTTCGACGGCAACGGCGCACGCTTCACACCGACACATGCCGTCAAGAATGCAAGGCGCTACCGCTATTACACCTCGCAGACCGTCATTCGCAAGTCCGGCTTAAGGCCTGCGATCGCCCGATTCCCGGCTCAAGTACTGGAGCAGTTCGTAACATCGCGAATTCGACTCCTGCTCCAAGCGCCCGGTCGATGTGTCACTGGAATGCGGAATGGTCCCCGCAAAGCTGCAGTCGCGGAGAAGGCCAAGGAGCTGGCCACGAGATGGCCAGAACTTGAAACTTCCCGGCAACATCAGTTTGTCAGAAATGTGCTGCGGCGCGTGACGGTCGGGCAGGCAGCGGTGTGGATCGAACTTGACCGCATCAGGCTCATCGCGGCGCTACTGGGACAGCGCCCTGAGGCGATTCGCCCTTGGTGTGCGCGCGGGTCCGAAACAATAAGCTTGACTGGCGAGTTCCAGGTTCACGAGCGGGGAGGCCGAAGGCGAACGATTCCTCCTCGCGGCAACCCAAACACTCATGCTGGATGTGTTCCTTCACTAGTGAAGGCAATTGCCCGCGCGCGTGACTGGTACGAGCGAATTGTTGCAGGCGAGATCGAGTCGGTCGATCACCTCATGCAGAGATCGGGTCTCACGCGAACCTACATCATGCGGATCATGCGGTGCGCACGTTTGTCCCCTAAGATCGTTGAGGCAGTATTGGCTGGTACGCATCGACATGATCTCTCTTTGAAGTGGATGCTCGCCGACATTCCACTCGAATGGCGAGAACAAGAAAAAAGGTTCTCCGAGCTTTCCGGCGCTTACCGCTGAAATCCCTAAGGGGTCCGGATCAGGGAACTAACAGGATGGAAATTCCCTGATATGTCCCTGTTCCGATTCACGTAAAAATCCCGGTTTCCTCTTCAAAGTAGTCTCCCGCAGGACGTTATCTGATCTGAGTCTCACTCAAGCCCGAAATATTCCCTGTATTTTTCCCTGTTAGCAGGGAATTTGGCTAGAGAGTGGTTCGCACGGGACTGCATCCACCGCCATAATTTCTGGTTTGATTATTTCTAGTTAACGGCGGCGCTCTTTCCGTGTACCCCACCGGGTTATGTGCATAGGTGACGTTAGGTCCTGTTGGATGCGGCTGTGAACCTGGGACTTGAACGGACCGAGACGAAGAATGTCTCGGGTTTAGTTTTGGTTGGCATTATTCGGTGACGACGATTTCTGCCGCTGAAGATCCACACATTCCGTAGATGCTCCCGGAAACGCAAGCCCCCACGGAATACTTGTAACAGCCCGGCTTTTTCGCGACGACGGAAACCGGCCGGTC